TGGGAGCGTGCCGGACGTGAGATGCGTTCTGGTTATGACCTAAGAACAGCTAGAAGATCTATGAACTTGCTTACCATTGAGTGGGCAAATCGTGGTATTAATCTGTGGACTATAAGAGAAGCGGAAGTAGACCTAGTAAAAGGGGATTTAGACTACAATACAACCACTCACGCTATAGACCTTTTAGAAGTAAACTTGCGTACAGACGATGGAGATACAGCTAAACAAAGAGATCTCCCCTTAACACGTACCAGTGCGAGTGTCTACGCGGGTATTCCTAACAAGTTAACACAAGGTAGACCAACACAGGTTTGGGTTGATAGAACTAGAACTCAGCCAGTATTGCACGTTTGGCCTGTGCCAGATAAAAATGATACTTACAAAATAAATTATTGGTACCTAGTACGCATAGATGATGCAGGTGAAGGCGCGTATGAAGCTGATATGCCATTTAGATTCTTACCTTGTCTAGTGGCTGGGCTAGCGTATTACATTGCTATGAAGACTCCCGAATTGTCTGACAGGGTAGTAATGTTAAAACAAATTTATGACGAGCAGTTTAGTTTAGCTGCTGGTGAAGATAGAGATAAGACTTCAGCTAGGTTTGTACCGCGTATTGGATACCCCTAATGAAGAAGTTTGCTACTGGTAAAAAAGCGTTTGGCTTCTGTGATATATGTGGATTTCGTACTAAGTTACGAGATATGAAGGAAGTAATAGTCAAGCGTCAGGGCACTAGTTTACTAGCTTGTAGGTCGTGTTGGGATCCAGATCATCCGCAGAATATGCAAGGTGAGTATCCTGTAAACGATCCAGAGGCGTTGCGTAACCCACGCCCAGATCAAAGTTTAAGTGCAGACTCATCTGATACCAGTAGTCGAGCAGTAGATTGGGGTTGGAATCCAGTAGGTACAGGGCCTAACACATTAATAGAAATTAAAGCGGGCACAGTTACGGTGACGGTAGAATAATATGGCACAAACAGCAGCGGACATAAAAGAAAATGTAGAAACTATCACTGAGATGGATTTTACTAACTCTCAGCTAAATATGTTTATTAGACAAGCTGAGCAGAAGATCTATGGGTTCATCAAAGATTTACCTATATTAAGGAAAGATACAACTATTGGTTTTAACAGAGCAGCAACCTTACCTGCAGATTTGTTGTACCTACATAGTGTGACTCAAAAAACAGGGACGGATGGCGTAACTCGCAAAGCGCTTATACAAAAAGATTATGATTTCTTACTTGAAGCATATCCTTCATCTTCGGAAACCGTACCTGATGACGTAACTGAACCAGAATTAAAGTATTACGCCCTAAATAGTAGCGCTACCGAGGACTATTTTGCTTCACGTATGGTGATTAGTGTTGCTCCTAAATGGGATGCGACGGTTACATGCCTTATAGAGTATCAATATCAACCACGTTCTATAGTAGATACTGATGGTACGGAAGAACAGCCGTGGTTGGGCACCAATTATGACTCAGCTTTGTTGAACGGGGTGTTGGTAGAAGCCGCACGATTTATGAAAGCAGAGCCTGATATTCTTCAGTTATACGATCAACAATATACGTTAGCCATGCAGCAGTTGATGGATAGTGTAAACAAATTGAGTAGTGATTCCTATAGACCTGCAGCTGCTCCAGCACAACCGTTGACTGTACCTGCTCCTGCACAACCACCTCAGAGACAGGAGTAATAAATGGCCATTTCACAAGTATTATGTACATCATTCAAGAAAGAGCTATTAGAGGGTACACATGTATTCGGTAGTAATAGTTTTAAAATAGCTTTGTACACTAATACAGCTAGTTTAAATGCGGATACTACTATATACGACGTTAGCACTGCAGGGCAGGTAGCTACGGCTAATGGTTATAGTGCTGGTGGAGTTGCTCTTAGCGGTGTAACAGTATCTAGTGGCGATGGTGTAGGTTTTGTTAATTTTTCAGACGCTACTTGGGCAAGTAGTAGTTTTACGGCTAGAGGTGCATTAATATATAATGCTACACAGGGTAATAAAGCTGTCATGGTATTAGACTTTGGCGACGATAAAACAAGTAATAACAGTACGTTTACAGTTGGTATGCCAGCTAATACGTCTACTGCAGCACTTATAAGGATTACATAATGAGTACATCTTACACTAGTAACTTAAAATTAGGTAAGCCCGCTGCTGGTGATACTGGCTGGGGTGATGTTATAAATGGCGAACTTACCGACATGATTGAACAAGGTATTGTTGGTATGGCTACTATCAATACTTGGACTACAAACTCACACACATTAACAGAAGCTAACGGAGCTAGTTCTGAAGCGCGTTGTGCGATACTAAAGTTGACTGACACTGGTACAAATCTGACAGGTGCAGGTACAGTCGTAGTGCCAGCTAGAAGCAAATTATACGCAATCATAAACACTTCAGGTCAGACAATCACTGTAAAAACTGCTAGTGGCACAGGCGTAGCTGTAAAGACTGCTAAACAAGTAAACTTGATGTGTGATGGCACTAATGTGATAGAACAAAGTAATTACTTTGCGTCTCTAGAAGCGGCTGCTTTACAAGCGCTTAACATACAGCTTAGTGGTTCTGGTGCTACAGTTGATAATATTATTACTGATTGTTTTAGTTCAAATACTGATACGAAAATAGCTACTAACAGAGCGGTTAGAACCTTCGTAGGTAGTATTGGTAATTTTAAGCGTTCAGAAAGATTCTATCCGTGGGCTAGTGCGGGTTCTAGTCTTGATGGTGTACAACCGCCATCTATATCTATAGCAAATGACGCTACTACTACCGTAGGCACATTTGATTTATATGGCACTGCTCGTACTGTGTTTCAGGAATTAGATTTAGCCATAACTGGCACACTTTCTTTTAGTGGCACCAAACTTGATCCAACAGTATCTGATGCTATAGTACGCGTACAACGTAAATCGACAGGCGCTGGAGGCGTAAGCATTGGTGCTTGTACGGTTGCAGATACTAAATTAGGCGGTAGTAATTCATATTGGTACAGTTTTGGGGTAGATGGAGATCAAACAAGTAAGATAGATGCTTTCAGTTGGCTTGATGTTGTTACGGCTGATCCGATTGGGACATATAAAAGAAAGATTCAAAGCGCTACTTATGATGATGCAACAGACAAAACTACTATTGTTTACGACAACGGGTCTTCTGGGCAAGGTAAGTTTAGTTCTACGGGTTTTACCGTGCAGGTTAGTTCTTCAAGTTTTGAGAGTGTAGGGACTTGGGTTACTGCGGTACCATTTGTACCTGACGCTGCTACTGAAGGTTTAAATGAGACCTTTACTATAAGTAAAGTTATCCCCATAAGTAGTTCGGGTAATCCAATTACCACCCAAGAAACCTTTACTTTGCCTACACTAAAACTAGTTCCTGATTCGGGCGGTGCGGGTAATATTGAAATGCGTGTGCAAATATTATGTGGCCCTGTAAGTAATGTGGGGACATTTGAATTTAACGTGCTGCAAGTAGATCAAACAAACATAACGAGAACCTAATCATGGAAGATAATAGAGAAGCCCTACTAAAGCTAGATGCCCACGAGCGCGAATGTGCACAACGCATGAAAAACATACAGTTTCAACTAGATACTGTTGATAAGCGTTTAGATCAGGGTATGCACAAATTTAAGAGTATAGAACGTTTATTATGGCTTCTCTACCCACTAATTTTAGGATTAGATGTCATTGGTCAGAAACTTATTTAGAATTTGTTTTTTATTGTTTACATCAGTTGCTATGGCAAACCAGCAAGATGGATCACTAAATACATATAATGGTGATGGTAGTAACGTAAACAGTAATAACTCTACTCAAGATGACTCAGTATCTAATACATACAATGGTGCAGGGTCTAGTAGTGAAATGCCTGTGGGAAGTGCTATAAGTCCTAGTTATATGAGTAATGGCATGGATACTTGTCTAAAAGGTACAGGAGGGTCATTACAAACTGTAGGTGTTGGCATTAGTAGTGGTAGCTATGACGTTGATCCTGAATGTAACAGACGTAGAGATGCTAAAGTATTATCTGATTTGAACATGAAAGTAGCTGCTGTAGCTAGAATGTGTCAGTCAGTAGATGTGTGGAAAGCTATGTTTATATCAGGTACGCCATGTCCTATACTGTCAAATGGTAGACTGATTGTAGGTAAAAGAGCTTTTCTTGTTATGAAAATGAACCCTGAAACTTATATACCAGACTACAATAAAAACACTAAGGAGTGGTATAATACTATACTAAAGATAGGAGAAACTGTTGAAGATGAAGAAGAAGATACTAGCTCTATTAGCGATAAGTTCCGTAGCTCAATCAGACCAGTTGGACAATCTGATTGATACATCCAGTGCGATTGTAGATCAGATAGACAAAGGAATTGCGTATGTTGGTTCTGCCTCTGAGTATTCTTATCTTGGTAATTCTCTCTCTGATGGCAGTGTTTCAGAGTCCGCGCATATCACCTCACAACAGATTCAAGCATACAATGATGCTCTTTCTAATATGGCTAGTTACATGCCTTATGGTGATGTACTCGCTGTCTTAAACGAACAAGCAAATACAGAACTTGAACTTATGGATCAGGCTGTAGATGTATTTACTGAAGCTGTTGTAGAAATGGTACAAGTAGTACAGGTAGCTGAGATGGCAGAAGAAGC